TTTCGTATACTGCCGAACTGAGAAAGGCTCTACTTCTCGCGAAGATAGATCCTCGATCAATCTGTTACTATCCGAAATGCCCGTTCGGGATGCAACTTCCGCAAAGTAGCGGAGTAGCATATCCCAACCAAGCATCTCCTGTCGTATGGTCAGTGACCGTACTTCTAAAGAGCGGTATTCAATCCTTTGTAAGGAATGATTAACGCGTTTAGGTACGTTCTTGATCTGCACAGGTCTTTCTCGAAGGCGAATCGGTGCGTTATGCATCGAGTCGTCCGCAATTGGCCAATATAATTTGGTCAACTGCGCCACGATGTAATCGTAGCTTAAGAAGAGACTCCTATCGTAAAGTGAGTTCGCATAAGCGACCCACGACGAATAGGACTCGGGACTGGGTGTTGACGTCCAAACCGTTCTTAACTTGAGCGGTGTGACGTTGATACCTTTGAAGGCATCAACGCCGCAGGATTCCCTAAAGGATCCTTTGGTACAACTCTTATCCTGGTTTATTTTTAAACCAAAGGATTCGAGGATGAACATTGCGTCTCCGGAGTAATCCGTGGGAACAATGACGTCATCACCGTATACAAGGATACCTTGTTGGGTATCCTCGTCAGGTGCTGCTGCGGTAAGAAGAGACCAGATCGTGAGTGCCAATATGGGGAAGCATAATGCTGACCCCATTGGTGCAAACTTTCTGAGTTTAATCTCTTGCTTATCGGGCAGTGTTGTCGACAAACTTCTACATGCGTCTAGATACCTGCAAAGGTATTCCGGAAACAGTAGATGAACCAATTCAACACTAACTCTATCCGATGCCTCATTGAGGTCAAGGGTCGAGTACCTAGTCGTTTCGGACCCTAAGAGGGCACCGAACTGATTAGGCTGTTGATTTGTGTAGAACACATTGAACCTTGTCAGGTCAGTGCGTTCTACATGACGAACGATAGCCGAGCCTAGTCCTTGCTGGACCCATTGAAAATCAACGGGTTCACAAGAGATTAGACGCGGCCCGCGGGAGTCTTTCGGGACGAGTATTACTCGAGCCGGAAGATCTTCAGTACGTACGGTATTATACCGTTCGTATGTATCACAGACGTGGCCGATTGACGCTTGAAAATACGCGTCGAACGGGTATACTTCTGTGATTCGACCGGAGACGTTGGTCCATTGGTACTTAGACCAGAGCTGTTGCTTGGTAGCAACTGCACCTGGCCCGTGCCTTGGATTAATTTCTCTTGGGTCAAAGTGCTGGAACAGCTCGAAGAGCAAATTCCTAGCACGACGGGCAACGCGACGTAAGTCAAGCCTTTCAAGCTTGTCATATATCGTCGTTGTATTCTGTTGGAGGTATTCATTTAATTTAATGAGTACTACATCCGACTGTTCGAGATCATCTTCGGTTTTGGTAAACCGATCAATGATCTTTTGTTTGAGTCTGTCATCATAAGGTAGTTCGTACTTATAAAATAAGTAACAAACTTGTCTTATGACCCTGACGGATTTGACACACGGATCTTGAAGAAC